TGAAGCATCTCGCGAGATACATTCAATGGCAGATCCTCACTATCCACAACACCCGTGACAAAACTCAACCATTCCGGCATCAGCTCCTCACACTTATCCATAATGAACACGCGTTTCACATACAACTTAATGTTGTTCTTCTTTTTGTTGTTACTGTTAAACAAATCAAACGGGGGGCGCTTAGGAAGATACAATACCGATTTGTATTCGACTTGACCTTCCGCCACAAAATGTTTAAAAGCAAGATGATCGTCCCAATCGTTAGAAAGCGATTTGAAAAACGCGGCGTGTTCCTCATCGGTTACTTCATCAGGCTTGCGCAACCACACTGGTTTTTGTGTGTTCAACTGTTTCCATTCCGTAATCTCCTCGGTCACCGTTTTCATCCTAGGTTTTTTCTCATCTTCACTCTTATCTTGTTCTTCGGTTACATCCTCGATTTTACCCTCTTCCGTATCATCCTTTTCTTTTGCATCCGCCTCTACCTCTACCTCTTCACTTTCATCGGGTACTTCCTTAGACACTGTACGAACCGTCCATAGATTAATCGGATAATTGATGAACTCCGAATGTTTCTTCACAATTTCTTTGATTTTCTTCTCCTCTAGATATTCTAAACAATCCTCTTTCATTCCCAACACAATACGAACACCATGCTCCGTCGCTTCGTCTTCGAGCTCTTCAATAGTGAACGATCCTCCGGCGTTGGATTCCCAACAATGTTTGCCAGAATACACTTTCACATTGTCGGCGACCAGATACGCAGAATAAAAACCAACACCAAACTGACCAATCATACTCACATCAGTACCAGCTTGAAGCGCTTCCATAAATTGTTTCGTGCCAGAATTAGCAATTGTTCCCAAACATTTGACCATGTCATCTTTCGTCATACCAATACCATTATCTTCAATAACAAGAGTTTTATCTTCCTTGTTTCCAGTAACTTTAATGTTATACTCACGCAATTCGGACGCATTTTGTAGAGCGTTGAATCGTGCTTTATCAATGGAATCAGATGCATTACTAATCAGCTCACGAAGAAACACATCTTTATTGGAGTAGAATGTGTTGATAATCAACGACATAAGTTGATTGATTTCTGCTTGGAATGCGAATGTTTCTGAAGGCATTTTGTTCACTTGGATGTATAAATTGTTTGGTAAATATTTAAGTAAGTTTTCTTTGTTTAATGTAATAGAATGAAAACATTACTTTTTAAGGAATCTATTGAACTTGTAGTATTGTTATGTATAATTATGATCATTTTCAAACAATACAATATAATTTTTACAGCGTGTTTAGTAATACTAGGAATGTTAGCTTTCTTCTATCGTCTACCAAAAAGAATGAAACCCGATTTTGACGATACGATTATTACTTCTCCTAGTGACGGTACCATACTTGATATTTCAACAACAAAAGAAGGGTTGTACAAAATATCCATTTACTTATCTATCTTCAATGTTCATACACAATGGTATCCTGTAAACGGACTTATAAGAAACATTATATATAAGAAAGGAGAATTTAATCTGGCACATATATTGGAAAAATCAAATTTTAACGAAAAAATGACGACCATTATTCAAAACGAACACGGTGTAGTGAGAGTGGATCAGATAGCAGGACAAGTAGCAAGACGAATAGTCAACAACTCGATTTCCAATACATATATTAAAAGAGGAAATCTAATGGGAATGATTAAATTATCTTCCAGAGTAGACATATATCTACCCGTTAAGAAAGTGAAACTATTTATTCATAAAAACGATACAGTTACCGGTAAATTAACACCAATCGCGAAATGGATTTAGCGTTTTTTGGTTTTTGTTGTTATCACATTTGTAGTGGTTGTGGTACCACCACCTCCTCTACCAAACCAATAGGAAGTTCTATAATATCCACCACCACCACTTCCACCACCTGCACCCATTGCTGCCACTATAATAATTATGATTAATAAAACAACTACAATAACCACTATCCAAAAAAACCAATCGCTATAGTCATCATAAACATAACTATCGTTGCTTGTTGTTGTTGTTGTTATAATTGTTGTCTCTGTATTACTATTAGCTATTGTTGTTGGTTGAACAGAAGAGGTAACTGCTACTGGTGTTGATACTACTGGTGTTGCTACTACTGGTGTTGATACTACTGGTGTTGCTACTACTGGTGTTGCTACTACTGGTGTTGCTACTACTGGTGTTGTTACTGGCGCGGTTACTACCGGTGCTGAAGTTATTGAAGTAGGAATATTAACAGCATTACTGTTTCCTTTAATTTTTTCAACTGCTGTTTTGATTTTATTGGCAGCAGATGTGTTAACCATTTTAATTTAATAAAATATATAAATCAATCAGATTATCTTCTTCTAGTTCTTGATTGTCTTGGTGATTTAGTAGGCGATGTATTATTATTCGTATTTACAACAGTTGTTGTTGTTGTTGTGCGACTACCGCTCCCACCACTACCAAAAAATCCACCAAATATCGGAATATAACTTGTAGTATGATAATATGTTGGTCCAGCTGTTCCACCAATGGCTGTTGTATTTCTTGTGCTCCACGAGATCAATACAATGATGATTAACACAATAAATAGAACCAAAAGTATGAATCCTAACCAACCTATTTCTATAGGTTCGGGTTCATAGTATCCAGAGTTATACGAGTTGGTGTGAGTTGTTGTTATTATTGTTGAACTACTACCACCTTTTCTCATATTTAAGTTCAAGAAATATTTTAAATTAAAAATTGAAAAAATATATTCCTTCAAAAAAAGCATATATCTTAAACAAAAATAACAATGAACTACACTAACGATTACATGAACAAGTCCTACTATGTTGAACATGACGACTTTTTCAAGTATATTCGAGAATATCTTCAAGAAGAAAAATCGCAGATATACGACAATCAATGTGTTAATGACATCGACGATACTTATAGTGATACATCATCCGAATATGACAGCGAAGAACACAATAGTGACGACTACGACTTTTATTAATCACTCATTTCAGAATCTTCGATAATCTTGCTACTACTGTCATAATTTTTAATTTTATCAATCTCCTGAAACAACATTTGTGCAGCATTCCCCAATTTTTCTTGTGGACCCCAAATTACAATATTGTGATTCGGTTCGTCATACCAAATAAAACTAACTCCTGCGTCTTTTGTAAACTTTTTAAAGTTTTTCCCTTTTTTTCCAATCAAATACTTTACCTGTTCCTTAGTTAAAGCACCATCCAAACTACCACATATATGCGAATCACTGTTCTCCACAAATGTCTTCTTGTATTCCTCCAGTTCAATTTGTGGAATTTTCGACCTCACCTTATCTATTCGATTTTCTACAAATTTACTTGCCTTCTCCAAATTAGAAACAGGTCCATAAATCTCTACTACACTTCTTTTCATATTAAACCATACAGAATTAACACCAGAGTTTGTGCAACATTTTTTAAGATAAACCCCCTTTTTTCCTACAACATACTTCATATAAGGGTGAGGAATATCCACTACAACATGTTTGTAGAATGTAGTCGTCCCTAAACTCATTGTTATAATATGAAACAAATGTGATAATTATTACTATTGCTCTTTTTCTTAAATATGTTTATATAATATTAAAATGGGCAACCAACAAAGTGCTTCTACCAGTAATTCATATAAAGCGTATGTTCAAACTTTTGTGCCTCCTGACGGTAAAATAATCAATTCTGCCACAGAAGTGGAAACTATGACAACCAATATTAAAAAGGTTTTACGATTTCATACAAACTTAAAGAACACATATAACGAATTCAAACCCATTATAGGGTCTTTCGTACATAAGATAACCGATGGTAACATTATTCAAGCACTTGTCCCTCAAAAAGAAAAAGAAAATGCGCGAATTTTATTAAACTTTTTATTTAATTTAGGAATCTTTAAAACCAAAGTTAAAGATAACGATAATGTTGTTATTGTCACTCATCCAAATTTTAACATCATTCATGATAAATTCATCGAGAATCTAACCAAATTGGCAGATATTTCCCCTGTTCAATCCTCCTATTCTGTTAATACGGTTAATGAAGAATCTATCAAAAAACAATTCGAAAATAACATGAAAACGATCAACGGTGTTTTAGCAAGAATAATGTTTTACAAATATTGTATCGTGAACAATAACTACTTGATGCACATATACGCAATCTACGCACAATCCCAATTCGAAATATTCGAATCCAATGTAATTAGGAACAAAAAACAACAGGAATTCTCATTAATTCAAAAAGCATTGGATGATACTTTAACCAAAACAAACACTAAATATGATGTCAACCTTAGCAACTCTTTGAATTCCTTGAACAAAAAGATCGTGAAAGGTGGTGCTACCACAAACACCGAAAATAAACAGATTATGTCCAACATTTCCAACATACAAAAAGCACTGCTTGCCAGTTTTGAACAATTCAACAATTCTAACAAGAACACCGCAGAATTCTTCAAGAATGTCAACGAAATCTTGGATCACAAAACAAGACAAATTGTTGCTAAATATACAGAGCTGAACATTAACGAGGTATTGAACAAAAATATATTGATCTCTTTGAAAACATTGGAAACTAAGATTTTGGACAACACCATCACACCATCCGCAGAAAATATTGAAATAATGATTGGTAATCTTACAACAGACGAGAACGAAAAACAACTGCTTAGAAACTATTTACAAATAATTTCAATTCAAGCTAACGCTAACCGTTTGAATGATGCCTTGAAATCTCAACCACAACCAGAGGTTGTTGTATCTAATAACGAAGAAGAATTTGTTGACGCACCAACGGAGCTTTCGAATAATACTTCCTCTCCTCCTCCTGAAGCGTTTGTTAACGCAAAGAAAGAGTTCTCAAATAACACACAGACTCGTCCTCAACCCACAATGACTAATACTACTGTTGCTACTAACACCGTTAATGTAACAACTGATTCAGTAAATGCTAAACCTGTTGCTAATGCTAGTGTGAATACTAATAATGCTAAACCTGTTACTAACGCTAATTCAATAAATACTAATAAAAAAAATGTAAATACTAATGTTGCTAACTCTAAAAACGCTAATGCTACTAACTCTAAAACTAAACCAGTTAATGTTGTTAACGCTACTAAAACCACTAATGTTGTTAACGCTAATGTTAATAAAAATGTGAATAAAGTGAATACAAAAACTGTTAAACCTTAAACAACAGATATTACTAATGTTTGATCAGGATTTTCAAATACTGTATGTTGTTTGAAATCTACTTTTTTTTCTTCTTTATTAGATATTTCATCTTCAATTGGATTTGTAATAAGAGTTGTATCGGTATAAGTAGTAATAGCAGGTTCTTCATGTCGTGCAAAATGAGATACTTGTATAAACTTTCCTAGTATAAACACAATTGATACAATGGATATAGTCAATAAAAATATAGAAACTATACTATAATTTGATAAATAGAACATCATTATAGATATTAAACTAAATAACAACAATGTACATGCTATTAACACATTGTCAAGAATACAATACATATTGTCTGTTTCAATATTTTTGAATTATTTTTTGTAAGATTTTTAAATATTAAAAATTGAGGATGATTCAATTTTTAAGTTATAAATGTACGAATTATAATGAAATAGAACCAAAAAAAATTTTTGGAAAAACTTTTTTGATGTATTAAGAATTTCGACAAGAAATGATAACATCGACGAGACTTTTTATGTCTCGTCGATGGTAATTTGGTAACATAAAATTTGGTAATTTTATGTTACCAAATTAAACTCTTATGTATTTACCTTTTTCTTTTCTATAATCGTCTATGGTTCTATTATACACAGTTTTCATAGTAGATTTCACAAATTTTCTTACCTTTTTTCTAATTTCCTCTTCATTAGTCTCAATATCATCCACGTCCATTTCTATTTCTTCGAACAACTCTCGTGGTATATATCCATCCAATGCCATGAATTCATACGCAAAGTTCTTTATAATATTCCTTTCCCTTTTCTCTATTAGTTTAATATTCATATCATTTTTTACCTTATTGTACGCCTTAAAGTAACGAACAATAATATCAATCATTTCGTCCTGTATGTCTTCCATTTCACGGTATTCCCATTCTTGATCTTCGTTCATTATCATCACGCTGTTACCATGTTCTTCCGGTTTGATCAATGTGTTGTTTTCCGGTCTTTCTTTATTGAAATATACCTCCTCCAGTATCTTCGAAAATCCATAAATTCCCTTCTTTCCGTATGTCTTCAATCGATCTAATATACGCTTGTCATTGTACAAATACTCTATATTCTCCTGACCAAACACATTTATAGTAAGATTATTGTTGTTTGTTGTATTGTTTATTGTAGTGTTGTTTGTTATGTTATTGTTTGTGATATTGTTGTTGTTATTTATTGTTTGTGGTACAACTTCTTGTCTTACTACAGGTTTACATTTCACATTTCTCAAATGATTGTGTTTGCCTTGCAAGGAACTAAATTCTTTTAAACATATATGACAAGTCTTTGAATTTACTCCTTTACAAATATT